ACGACCCACTTTTCCAGCATTGTTGACAGCAATCGATCCCGGAGTTCGACGTTCAGCATCTGCAGCACCTTGGACAGCTGAAGGATCTCCCATTTTATTACGTGCAGCTCGAGCAGCATCAGCATCAGGAAATGTTATTGTTTGTCCAGCTTTGTCTCTAACAGTATCACCATTAGGCTTTTTAATAATATAAACAAGGCCCTCTACAGCATCATTCACTTTCTGAATAATGTATCTTTTTAACGATGCTTCTCTGATAAATTCACGTGATCTCATAATAACTATTTATAAGAGACGAACTTAGTTCGTCTGTGTTTTCGCTATCGCTCAAACACATTTTATTTCTTTTAAGAGTTAAATGCGAAGCATTAAATATTATCTAGATTGTTCAGTCACACTTAGCCCGTTTCCGGGCTAAAAAAATTTAACATTATCTGAGTTGCACAATGTCACACAGCGTTAGAGCATTACAGTGGCGGTTGGCCGATACCACGAGCTCCGTCTTACCAACGGCGGTAAACAAATATACGCTATCATATTTGCCTACGTAGGGTTTTTCTCCCTTCATTTTCCCTATATTATTATCTTCAAACAATCAAACGGCAGGAGTTAAGCCATCTTCGTCCTGTTAAGGATAGTGATTGAGTGCTTGCTTACAGCGGCAAGACTGCGGATCCCTGCGACACTGGGTCCAGGTTTCTTCTGTTCGGCACCCGATTTTAGCCGGTGCGAGCCCTAACTGTATGATTAGCCTTAGGATTTTAATATATGTGAACCGTGGACTCTAACTTGGATGTGACCGTTATAGTAGTCGTCTGATTCTAGAACTTTGCGGGAAAATTGTTCTCTGGCCTCGATGTAAGAGCATTGCGCCTTTGAGTTGCAGTAGTATAGGATTTCTCGAGTGAAGTTTTCTTTGCCTAATTCGTCGATGTCTTTAGTTAGATTAGGGCTACTACCATAGTAGTCACGCCAATCGCTGTCAACTTTGCTGCGAATTTTCTTTTTCTTTTTAGTGCCGTTCTTTAACTTTACTGTTTTATAAGTAGTTTTAGAGAATTTTGCAAGTTTTTTGCCTATATATTTCTTGCCAGAGATGACATTGGTTATAAGATAAACGAACCCGATACACTCTTCGGGCAGTTCTTCAACTAGTTTATCTTGATAATACCATGACATCAACTAGTTATTATCTTTGTCTTCTGCCTTCTTTGCCTTTTGAATTGCCTTAAATTTATCTTTTTCATGCCGCCATTCCTGTATCTCTACACGGCGCTGGCTGCAAATTCTTCGTATCTCACTGAGCCAATAACGAGTATCCATGCCACTTCTTTTGGTTCCTCTAGTTAACCAAATTTGATTATACTTGAAGTATTGTTGAAATGCTCGATACAGCTCGTCGTGACTGTCCATTATTCTACTATTTCGAGATCATTGCTGTAGGATGTGTATCCGTTTTCTTTGATAACTTTAAGAACATTGGTAACACGCCCTATTAATTCATCTTTGTGACTGATCAAAAAGATATTTTTGTTGCGTTCACGTGCCATTTTCTTTAACACACTCAACGCACTTTCAACTCCTGCGCTGTCTAAGCCGTTGTCGATCAACTCATCAATGAACAATAAGTTGATGTTCTGATACAATGATTCCCATACATCGCGGAAGCTCCATGACAACCCGAGAATTAATCGATTACGTTCGCCACGCGACAAGTTATCAAAGTCTAGATCCTGACCTAGTTGTGTAATTTCAACACTTAAATCGTTTTGAAAATTAACTTGATGCGGCAAACCCATCTTATCTAGATAATAAGTTAATCGATTGTTTAAATATGCCAAGTTCTGATCAATAATCTTCTTACGAATAAAACTATCTTTGCTGGTCAGTAACTTTAAAAGGAACTCTTGATGATCTTTTAATGTAGTAATAGCATTGATATTGTCCCAACTAATCTCTTGAATGGCAGTATGTTTTAATTCGTCAATTTGTTCTTGATAAGGATCTACTTCAATTTGTCTTGCAGCCAATGCTGATTCTAAACTTGCAAGATTATTTTGATGTTTCAGTGCTTCTTCCAGTGAATCGTAGTATGTTTTAGGTCGCCCATTGATATCTCCAATGGCATCTAATTCTTGAACAACGGCAGCATAGTCATTGCTGACTTTATCAAGATAAGTTTGTGCATCTGTTAGATTTTTTTCAGCAACGGCTGACATCTCTTGGTGTGTGTGCGTGTGCAATCCTTGCTTGCAAGCTGGACAAGTATTGTTTTTAAGTTGTTCAACTTCTTTGTTATACTTGGTTACAGCTTTGTCTGCTTGAACAACTGCCGTTTCTAATGTAGCTTTTTCTTTGTTAAGACTCTTAATCTTAGCACTCTGCTCATCATAAACCTTGAGTTTGGCATGTTGTTCTAGTTCTCGTTCAATGTCTACGCTTTGTAATTCTGCAATACTCTGTGTAATCTTTGCACAATCGTCTTTTTGTTGAGTATACCATGCCTTTTGTCTAGTTTCTAACCCAGTAATGCTGGCTTGAATCTTTTCATTTGACTTTTTAGCAGCCTCAATATTGGCATTTTCCTGATAGATACTGTCTTTGCTGATGCGTATTTGTTCTTTGAGAGCTTCTGCTTTCTCACTCAACAAGGTAATGCCTAGCAGTTGTTCGATAATTTCTCGCTGTTCATTGGTTTTCATTGACAAAAAAGGTTCAGTGTAGGTATTCAACGCCAGTATGTGTCGAAACATATCGTGGCTCATACCTAGCAATTCATCTAAATCCTTTTGTGTTTCTCGCATATCACCTTGGCTATCATCGGTGATCTCTGTAGATTGCTCTTGATTGTTGACAAAAAACTTCATAACAGTGGGCTTACGACCACGTTCAATGCGATAATCAGTGCCGTCTTTGTTAAACGTCAACGTGACCAACATGTTTTTATTATTAATCTTATTGATTAAGTTGTCTTTTTTAATGTTAGTCAGCGCCTGTCCATACAATGCAAAGCTCAGTGCATTAACAATGGTAGTTTTACCGGTGCCATTACGGCTCCCGCTGTCGTCTCCGCCTTGATCTAAGTTCTCGCCTAGCACCAATGTAAGCTGTTCTCGATCAAAGTTCACAGCTTGAGTCTGGTTACCCACACTCATAAAGTTTTTAACTGTTAGTTCTTTTATATGAATCATAAATTATTATAGATACTCAACAATACCTTTGTGTCAAAGGTGTCACTTTCAATGTTTACTAATTGATTGCTAACGATCTGATCGACACTTTCAAAACTTTGAACGTCAATACTGGTATTCATTTCTACTTCTTTCTTCTCGGGAATCAGTGTTAATTCTCTAATATCATAGTCGTTTACAAATTTTTCTTTGATAAAACTGGCTTCTTCATAGCTAATGTCAATGTCTAATGTAACACGTAGATGCATTTTGCTTTTTAACAGTGCATCTGCTTGATCAATCAGTTGACTCAGCTTGATAGTTCTAAACTTAGGACAGTCTTCCCAGTTAATATACTCTGGCTGACCGCCCCATTCCAATATCATCATGCCACGTTCGTCATCCCAGGTATCTGCATAGTTGTGAGGAAAGGCATTGCCAATATAGATCATATTACGTTGTTGCTGACGTTTATGGAAGTGTCCACTAAACCCTAGCTCATAGTTTTGAAAACTATCCAGCTGTATTTCTCCGTGATCCGGCATCTGCACCATGGCGTTCATAAAGAAACTGGGTAATTCAAAGTGACCAAAAATATACTTGCCGCCTTTCTTACCTATTGACCGCCATTCGTCGCCTACTAACCAAGGACATAATGTTACATCTCCTATGGTCATAGGTTTATGCACCACAGTAACTCCTGGAATATATTTTCCAAATTCTACGCTGTGAATGTCACGCTTGTCTTTGTAGTATAAATCGTGATTACCTGGAAAGAAGAAAAACTGGTCAAAGGCTGCACCTAATTTTTCTAATGCTCTGAGACTGTAGTCCATGGTAGTAATGTTTAAACTATTACGATTATGATGCCAATCGCCCATAAAGATTCCAGTTTCACAACCGTGCTCTTTGGCTTTAGCAATATACCAATCTATAAAATCTTCGCAATCTTGATTGTGAACTGCTGAATTACTTTTTAATCCAAAGTGTATGTCTGTAAAACATGCCACTTTTTTAAATAGGTTGCTCAATATGAATTCCTCCTTAGCTATTATACAACATTATTGCAATAAGATCAATCATCTTCGGTATACCGCTTTAACCCGGCGGCATGCTCGCCAGCATTAGTTCTACTATAGCTAGGGTTCATTCCATTAATTTCTAAAATATCATCACGGATACTTTGATTACGTTTTTCAATATTGATAACACGAACAAAACTATTGGTCACTGCGGCAGTATAATAGGCAAACGGATTGTTTGATTTTGATTCATCAAACTGTAGACCAATTTGTGTTAATTGTAGAATAGCCTGCCCGCGCATTTCGTCGTTGTATGTGTATCCGCGGACATTGCCACGAGTGGCATAACGTTCACAAAGTTTTAAAAACATACGTGCTAATGTTGGAGTGATCTGTCCGTGGTCTTTGTTAAATTTACCAGAGTCTAACGGCCCTTGCCAATGGCTCTTGCCCACACAGATCAGCTGATCAGTATCATCAAATTTCCAATGCTGGAAAGCTGGAAAGTTAACTCTGTCTCGTTTATCTGCTTCACTTTTTGGATTACGTTTTCTAGTTGAGTTAGACGGAATGTGCTCATAGGTCATAATCCTAAAAACTACATCTGTTTTTGCTATTTTTTTGTAATCAACTTCGGTATCAGCTTGCTTGACTTTTTCCCCAGCGGATTTTCTGCGCTCGTATTCGGCTTGTCCTAATCTTTTTGCTTTAGCCCGTTTTGCCTCTGCAATAGTTCGTATATTGATCTTTTCTATGTTTGGCAAAATAATATCATATTGATGATATTCGGGTTGAGTGTAAGAACTAAAAGAATTTTTACTTCTGTGTATTTCTTCTAATAGATCTTTGTTGTTGAGATAGTTAACTTTCATGATAGTCCTGTTTTAAGCTATTAT